CTCTTCACGATACTGCTTGCGAAGATCCCGGACCCAATCAGGGGCGCGGGCTTCCTCATCTTCCTCCGGGGCTGGCGCTTCCCCGTCAATCGAAATCACAACCTCTTCGTCTTCTGCTTCTGCCTCATCGCCTTCGGCCATCTCGGCCTCGTCAACTTCGGTTTCTTCAGTTTCGACTTCAAAGTCCTCTTCGATCTGTTCTGCCAATTCAGTCATGCGATCCTCGCGATTTTCTCACCCATTACATTGTGCGGCTGGGTGGTTGCCGCATTCCGGGGGCGACGGCTTCTTGTAGAGCCTTCGCCGTGTTCACTACGTTGGTGCGCTCTTTTTGCTGAATGCCAGCAAGCACCTCGACGGTCTTGGCGCGGGTTTCTTCCGCACGCGCCAAGGTGTATTCTGTGTTGGCCTGAGCCTGGCCTGCCTTGGCCTGCGCTTCCATCGCGGCGGCTTGCAGATACTGAGCCTGCGGGTCTGGCTGCTGCGCGGCCTGCATTTCGGCCAACAGCTTCTCGCCTTCCTGCTCGGTCGGCTGGATGACGCCCATCTTGATGAGCTTGTCGCGGAAGTAGGCGCGCACCTCGCCGATGCCTTCGCCGTCCATGTTCATCATGGCCATTGATGTCAGCACCTGCTGCGTCTCGGGATCGGGCGCAAGCTGGATCATGCCCAACAGGGCGCGAACCGTGGCGCTACGCTTGGTGGCGCTGGCCGGCCCGACTTCAACAGCAACGTCAAACTTGGCGTTGCTTAGGTCGTTCTCATATTCCACTTCGCCGGTTTCGACGTTCAGGATCGGCTTGCCCATCTCGATGCTGGACAACTCACCGCCGACGCCCACGGCCTTCATCTTGCGGCCAGGCTCGACAAGGATGTCACGCGCCATTGAAAGCCAGATCTCGCCGCAACGCTTGATCGCCTTTGACATGTTCGACATGTAGATGAAGGTCTGCATGTCCAGGCGCTGCTGGATCAGTTCAACAGCCTTGCCGCTGACGTTGGACACGATCTCCTCGGCAGCGTCAGGCTTGCCCAGCAGATCGCTCATGTCCTGCTCAGTGATCTGCAACAGGCCAGCCAGCGCAGGCGGGATCTGCGGCGGCTTGGTGTAGCCGACCGGGCCAGACAGAACCTCGCCGCCGTTGGCGTCGGTCACGGTGTTCAGCAGCAGGTAGGGATAGTTCCGCAAGTTGTCCTCGGACCACATCATTTCGTGACCGGCCACCTGCTCGGGCGTGAAGATCGGCTTTTCGACAGTCGAGAGCGCGCTGATCTCGCCCAGCTTGGAAAGCTGCATGTTCTTCAGCCGCTGGGCATCCTTGGCCAGACGGACGTGGCCCATGCACCGCTCGATGTTGTCCACGAACCAACGCTTGCCGTAGACCGGGACAATCGGGATCTGGTCGCCGGCGATGTAGCCGCTGTCTTCCAGCACCTTGCCACCGCTCATGATATACTTGCGCACCTTGCGGCGCTTGACGCGGCGCTGGCGGACCTCTTTGGTGCCGACAGCCTCCAGCATCATTTCGAGTTCTTCGTCGTCCTCGAAGTCCTTTTCGGAATACTTTTCTTCCTGCCCGTCGATGGTCTGGAAAATGCGGATGGTCTCTGACGCCTCCTCGACGCGGTATACCTCGGCCACATAGACGACATCAGGCGTGGCCCAGTCAAAGGCCCACTGCTCGATGCCCTTCGGCCAGGTGGTCGGGTCGTCATCCCACGCTGCCCGGTATGCGTCACGGGTCATTGCGGTGAGAACGTAGCAGAGCCGCGCGTCGGCCTTGTCCTGGCGCTTGGCGTCCAGATCAAAGAACACCGTGCTGTCGGCGTCGTAGATCGGCTCAATGCGGATGCGCTGCTTTTCGTTTTCTTCGTCGTATTCGTCTTCATAGACGGCACGCAGGCGGAACGCACCGAAGCCGCCACCGACAGCCTCCTCGAATGCGTTGTCGTAGGCTTCGTTGGAGCCGCTGTCCTGCTCGTCAGCCCTGAACAGCCCATCGCACACGTCGGCCAGCTTGTCGTCGGCGGTGCCGTCCTTGCTGACGAAGTCAACCGTGATGCGGTTGTTGCGGTATTCGTTGATGATCCGCATGACTGCGAGGTGGACCTTGTTCACCTCAAACTTGGGCTTGTTCAGATATTGCTCATAGAGGTTTCCCTCCCACTGCGCGCCGGAGATGGAGTAGAAGCGGCGATCCTCCAGGCACTGCAAACGCTCATCGCGCATCACGCCTTGGATGTCGTCGAACTCGGCCAATGCTTCTGCATGGACGTTTGCAAGCCGCTGGTCTTTGGTCATGCGGGCCAAGGTGCGCGCCTTTCGCTGGATATTTGGGCCGCAGTATATGACAGGCCCAACAGAATATCAATGACGTGCCATCGGCATCATCACGGGGACGAGGCGAGTTGATTTGGGCTTCGGCTTTGCCACCATTGCCGGGAACAGATCGGTCATGCCCCAGACCAAAGCGTCAACGCGGTCAGGCGAATATCCTTGGCCCTTGCGGTCGAAGTCGGTTGTGAAACTGCACATCTGATCTTCCAGCGCCGGGAATGATTTGGCGTGCCGGATCTTGTTCTGCTCATAGAGCGCCGCGATAGGCTCGGCTCGGATATGCTTGCCGCGTGATGCGTGAACCTTGCGCACCGGGACAGTGCGCCCGCGTGCTGCGGCTCTGATGATGGTCTCCACCAGATCGCCGCCTTGGTTGACTTCGGCCACGATGCAGTCGGCCTCGAATTGGTCGAACAGCGAAACCGCGCGCCGCGCCCAGTCCTCTGGCCGATAGCGCCCGCTGTCATCCTCCAGCACATAGCCGCGCCCGGCTGCGTCACGGCCCACGACGATGATGCCCGTCTCGTCAGATCCGGCTTCGTTGGTGACGGCAGGATCAAGCGCCACGATGATGCGCTCCAACTCTGGCGGATCTTCGTGCGTGATGTAGCTGCGGCGCCAGAGAGCGTTGTCATCGTCGGCTGAGAACGTGCCGTCATAGAAACGCCGGCGCTGGCGCTCTGGCATGTTGGCAAGGCTGCGTAGGTATTCCGGCGCGAGGTTGGCCACGTTGTCGGCTGGGTTGATGGTCGTGTGGCGGAAGTCCTCCGCATGGTCGGGGATCGGCTTGCCGTCTGACGGGTGCAGGCCGAGGACAAAGATTTGATAGGACCAATGCGCCGCCGTGGTCGGGTTAAGGTCAACATACATGACCTGGCGCAGGGGCTTGCCGTTCACTTGAGCAGCGACCTGGGCCAAGCGCGACTTGACCAATTCGAAGGCATCAAGCGCGATCTGGCTGGCTTCGTTCAGGTAGATGGTCGCGTATTCCTTGCCCAGCACCTTATCGAGGCGGTCGCGGTCCTTCAGGCCAGCCAGCCAGATTTGCGAACCGTTGGGCAGTTCGAAATAGCCGTCCTTGTCGCGCCACTTCATGGTCAGGCCGGGGAAAGCCAGTTCCACCACCTTGGGGATGGTTTCATTGCCGATGGATTGCTTGGCGTCCACGCCATCGTTGCGGAAGATAGCGTGCCGCGATCCTGGGGCTTTCAGGGCGCGGATGATGATGGAATAGATGATGACGAACGTCTTGCCAGAGCGCGAACCGCCGTAGACCAGCATGTAACGCGCGCCCGTGGCGAATATCGCCCGGACATCTTTCTGCTTGTCGGTCAGGTCAAAGGTTGGCGTCATCGTCTTTGATATTGACGTTGAAATTGGTCTGTTCGACTTCCAGCTTTTCGCGCCAGCCTGCGCGGGTTTTCATCCAGAAAATCATGGCGGCGGTGTCGCCCTTGGTTGCCTTGTTGAACAGCGCACCGCCGACCGATGCGTTGGCGCGGGCCATCGCTTGGTCCAGTTCCGCCCGGTAATATTTTGTTAGCGTTTTGTCATCGATGTCCAAGATGTCGGCGATCACCTTTTGCGGCGTGCCGATGGTCGCGTGAAGCTGCACAAGCTGGCGGCTTTCCTTGCTGGGTTCATGCGGTCGGCGGCTCATGCTGCGATCCTTTTTGCGGCAAGCGCGTTGAACGTCTCGCCCGATCCCTCAAGCGTTGCCTCTTGCCCGGTGAAGTCCTGCCAGCGTTTGATGATTACGTCGCAATAATACGTTTCCAACTCCATCAGAAACGCAACCTTGTCCTGCTTTTCCGCTGCCATAAGCGTTGATCCGCTTCCACCAAAAAGGTCGAGAACTGTTGAGATGTCCTTGTAGTAATCAAAGACCCACTCAACCAGCGCAACTGGCTTTTGAGTTGGATGGACACGCGCTTGGCCTTTCTCGCTCTCTTTGATTAGACCCTTCCAAAGGTGGCGGAAAATCCGAACACTTGACCACTTTGACTTCACCCAAGCCAGTTCGCAGTCAGAGTTTACATCCTTCTGCTTCTCCTCAACTCGCTTGTCCCAAACGAACCAATTCGCCGTCTCTGGAACAGCATGAGCATAGTAATTAGCGCCCCACCAAACTTGCCTTTTGATGCCAAGCCCCTCGCAAAGCGCAAACGCATCTTTCGCCGCGTCGGTCGTTGCGTCATTGAAATCTGGAAGATGGCTGCTTGATTTGGCCAAGCTGTTAGTCTCTCGGCTTGTTCTTTTCTTTGCGCTTTCTGAAATCCCATAAGGCGGATCAGTATGGACAAGGTCGATCTTTGCCCCGGCAAGCAAACGCTCCACCGCGTCGATGCTGGTGCTATCACCGCACATCAGCCTGTGCCGCCCCAGCACCCACACATCGCCCTCGACGGTCACGGGAACCGCAGGCACCTCTGGCACCGCGTCCTCGTCGGTCAGGCCAGCGGTTGGCTCTGCCAAGAAATTGCCGATCTCGTCGGGGTTGAAACCCGTCAGGCTCAGGTCAAAGCCCTCGGCGTCCAAGTCCTGCAATTCGATCTTCAGCATGTCGTTGTCCCACCCGGCGTCCAGCGCAAGGCGGTTGTCTGCGATGACATAGGCGCGCTTTTGCGCTTCGGTCAGGTGCGCTGCTTCGATGACGGGCAGCGAGGCGAGGCCCAGCTTTTGGGCGGCCATGACGCGCCCGTGGCCTGCGACGATGCCGTTCTGGCCGTCAACGATGATGGGGTTGAGAAAGCCAAATTCGCGGATGCTGGCGGCGATTTTGTCCACCTGTTGCGGCGAATGCGTGCGGCTGTTTCGGGCGTATGGGATCAGGTCTGCGACGGGGACTGTTTTATAGATCGGAAATTCTGGGTCTGTCGCCATGCTGTTCACCTTCATCTCGGGCGATGCGGCCCGGTCGCTGGGGCGCAGTTTAGCGCAAGGCTGCGGCAAAAGAAAGCCCAGCGCGAGGCTGGGCTAAGTAGAGGCAGGTGTCCAACAGGGAGGTGTTGTGGGGCGATGATAGCGCAAAGCGCCTGCTGTGGAAAGACCTATGCGAAGTTAGAACTTACACGCAAAGTTATCGAAGGCTCTAACTTCTGAAGTCTTTGGTTTTGTTGGATAAAAGAACTAAGTTAGAAATTAGAAATATATATATATATATTATTACTTGCCCATAGACCCCCTATAGGGGCATTTCTTGGGGCTGAATATGTCTTATGAAAGGATTTTTTTCTAACTTCGTAAGATGGTCATTTTTGATTGTAATATCAAAGGCTTGCAATGTTATCGGCCCCGATATCTTCAGCGATAACTTCTAACTTCGCGGCCAGCCAAACAAAAAACGCGCCCGAAGGCGCGTCCTGCTGGTCGCGGCGTTGCCCCCGTCAAACGATGACCCAGATGTCGGCCACCTTGCCCTTCCAAGCCTTCTTGCCGCGCTCTTTGCGGATCATCCCGGCGGCTTCCATCTTGGCAAGGATCGTCTCAAGCGCGGCGGGTTTGATCTTCATGCGGTTGGCCAGGACGCTGGTGGACGCGCCTTTGTCTGGGTCGATGTAATTCACCACCCGCGCAGCAATGGCTTCCTCGGGGCGGTCCTTGCTGTTGTCGTTGGCGAAGACCAGCTTGATCTTGGCATCCAGTTCGGCGCGGACATAGGCGAAAGCCCAGCGCACATGATCGGCGGTCCTACGGCATCCGGGGATGGCAAGAATGAAGCTGATCTTGGCGACGATCTCATAGGATCGGCGGATCATCGCAACGGACGCCTCGCCGGTGTTCTCGCCCATTTCCTCGGCGTATGAATGCAGCCACTTGCTGACCTTGCGGAGCATCTCGCTGGCGTCGTCGTCGGTGCGGACCAGTTCGCGGTCGCCGGAGTATTCGATGCGGCCACCGCTGTTCATCACGTCGAAATTGCCGCCGTGAAAGATCTGCGCCAGCTTTAAGGCCAAGCCCTCTGGCATCGGGCGCTTGCGGAAGGCGTCTCGCTCTTCCGGGTTGTTGTCTGTCTCGGATACGATGATGGCGCGGCCCACGAAGCCCTGCGTGGCTGTTTCGCCGTCCATGATTTGGTCAAAGGTGCCGGGCGTGGTGAAACCGACCACCGACAAGAACGGGCGGTCAAGGCCCTCGTCAATCATTCGCAGCATCCGCTGGGCGCGGGTGGCCTGACCTTCGCGGCCATCGTCCTCGGCCTTCGCGGCGATTGCGCCGTATAGCTTGCGGAGTTCGCGCTTGGTGTCGCCTTGCAGCAGCATCCGGCTGTTGGCTTTGGAATAGCCTGACATGATCGCGCCGAACACGCTTTCAAGGTAAGCCGCGCCACCACGGCGCTGGGCGTTGCGGACCTTGATGAGAAAGATGCCGATCTCGTCGATGATGTAATATGCCGCCTGATGCTCGATCAGGTTCCGCATGATTTCCTGCTCGGACTTGATGCCGCCTTGCAGCGCGTAATGCACGCCAGCCGCGATGTGCAGATCGGTGGTGGCCTGCATCACGGCTTCCTTGCCAGTGGCTGATGCAGCCACGCAGAAGGCCAAAAGGTTGGCTGTCACGCCGTCGCGGGCATCTTCATGGCGCAGGCCGCCGATGTTCCCGATGGCGGTGATGGCGGACGCCACGGCCAAGCGCCGTCGCGGAAAGCGGCACTGGCTGTCGATCCAGGCGGCCACGTCACCGACAAAGCCTGGCGGGGTCAGCAGATCTACGCCATCGAGCGGGAACGGCGGAGGAAATCGGTCGTTTCGCTCCGGGGCTTCTGGCGCTGGCGGCGCAAAGTCCTCGGCGCTGAAGTCGTCGGAACAGGTCTGCGCGGGCTGCGCGCCAAACTTCGCGCCGTTATAGCCTGCCTCAAAGTCTGCGAAATCATCCGCGTTCATCTGTTTGTTCCTTTATCCACTTTGCAAACGCCGCCTGTTCGCCGGGCGACATGCGCTTAAACAACGCGCCAGCCAAGCGCTTGATTTGCCGCGAGGCGAACATGGCGTGACCGTTAGTAATCCCGCCCAGCCGGTCGATGGCGGCCAAGGCATAGCATTCCAACTCAGCCGGGTGCGCTGTCTCAGCCCAGAAGCGTGCATCTTCGCGGGCAGCGCCGTCAATCAGCGGCAGGACGGGCAGACCGGCCTCGTTGATTTGCAGCCAGTCATAGCAGGCCCACGCCACGGCTTCTGGATCTTGCTTTGCGAAAGCGCCGAGGTGGGTCAGGCATTGCTCCACGATGTAATCAGGCACGCGCGGCAGATCGACCTGCGCAGGGCGGGCAGGCGCTGGCTTTGGCTTTTCAGCGACGGGTGCAGGGAAATCCCAGTCCATGTCAGCAGTCCATTGCGGTGAAGTAATCCGACAGGCTTTGCAGCGTGCGATGCGTCGGGTTGTCGTTCTTGCCATCTCGAATGGCGGCCAGGGTGTTGCGGTGAACGCCGGTGGCGCTCGACACAATATCTAGTCGGCGATCCGCCAGCAGGCGCTTGATCTCGTTAAGTGTCAGCACGTCATGCTCTCCTTTTTTTGTGCATCATGCCCTATTGACATGCCACGGCGCAATATGCAATGTCAACAGGCGGGATTTGGAGCGTGACCCGCCACGCAAGGCACAAGGTGCCAAACAAGAAAGGAACGATCCATGTCAATCATGGAGTTAGCGCGCAAGCCGGTTGACCGGCCTGTCATTGTAACTATTTGCGGCGATGCCGGACGAGGCAAGACGAGCCTTGCAGCGGCATTCCCGAAGCCGATCTTCATCCGCGCCGAGGACGGTATGCAGGCCATCCCGGCAGGCAATCGCCCGGACGCTTTCCCGCTGCTGCAAAAGGCTGCTGACCTTTGGGAGCAGATCACGGCGATCATCCACGAACCGCACGATTACCAGACTTTGGTGATCGACAGCGTAACCGCCTTGGAGCGGCTGTTCGTGGCGGATGTTCTGGCGCAAGACCCGAAGGCCAAGAGCATCAACCAAGCCCTTGGTGGATACGGCGCAGGCACGGCTGCGGTTTCGGCTATGCACCAGCGGGTTCGCAAAGGCGCTGGGCTGGCAAACGAAAAGCGCGGGATGCACGTTGTGTTCGTCGCGCACGCCGATGTCGAAACGCTGAAGCTGCCCGACGTTGACGATTACATGCGCTGGACGCTGCGCCTGCCACCGAAGTCGCAGCCGCCTTATACCGACGACGTGGATGTCGTGGGGTTCCTGCGCTTGGTCACTTATACCAAGGGCGACGAGGGCGACCGCAAAAAGGCGATCAGCACGGGCGATCTGGAAATGGTTGTCCACGCCACGGCGGCCAACGTGTCCAAGAACCGCTACGGCATCACCGATCCGCTGGAATACCACCTCGGCCAAAACCCGCTGGCCCGCGTCATCCCGTCTCTGGGCGGCGCTGCACCTGCACAAACCAAAACCACCAACGAAGGGGAAGCATGATGTCTTTCTGGGATCTTTCCACTGGCGAAACCGCCGCAAACACTGGCACTGAATATGAGGTGCCTTCGGGCAACATCGAACCGATCCCGGCTGGGTCGTCGGTGCTGGCCATGATCGATGAGATCAAATGGGACCGCAAGCTGTCGGGCGAGGAGTTTATCTCGGCGCGCTGGACGGTGCTTGCACCCGAGGAATACAAGAACCGCAAGGTGTTTCACAAGCTGTGGGTCACTGACGCAGACCCTGGCGCGAAGGATGAAGCGGCTGCCAAGAACAAGCGCGACAAGGCACGCAAGATGCTGGCGGCCATTGATGCCAACGCGGGCGGCAAGCTGACCGCAAAGCCGGGCATCCCGACGACCGACGATCTGGTGATGGCGCTGACCAACAAGCCGATGGTCTGCACGATTATGACGTGGTCGATGCCTGACACGCGCAACGGCGGCATGATGCACGGCAACTGGGTGTCGGCGGTGGCGTCGAAGGCGTCAAAGGACATCCACATTGCGGAATCCAAGCCTCTGCCGGCAGGCGGGTCTGGCGTGGCGTCAGGATCGCGTGATGACTTCGGTGCAGGCGCTGCTGGTGGCAGCTATCGCGCGCCGGTGATGGATGACGAAATCCCGTTCGCTCCGCAGTTCCTGTGATGTGAATGGATCGCCCAGCGCCGTGAAGGTTGGAGCCGATTACCCTGAGCATTCAGAGGCGCGGCGCTGGGCAAACAAACTTTAACCGATTGGAGCCGGAAATGGAACAACGCAGTCTAGCATGGTTTGAGGCACGGGCAGGGCGGATCACGGCATCGGTCGTGGGCGCGATCTTGGGCAATGCGCCATATGCCACGCGCGATGACATCATGCGCCGCTTGGTGCGCGCATATCACGGGGCGCCCGAAGAATTTGAGGGCAACATCGCCACGGAATACGGAACGCGCAACGAGGCTGGCGCGCTGACCGAATACATCATGGAAACGGGCAACGAGGTCGAGCAGATCGGCTTTGTGAATTATGAGCATTGGGCCGGGTGCAGCCCGGACGGATTGATCGGCGAAGATGGCGGGCTTGAGATTAAATGCCCGTTTGGCCTGCGAAAAGATGAGGTGCCGGCGTTCAAGCCGCTGAAAGAACAGAGGCACTATTACGACCAGATCCAGTTTTCGCTCTGGGTCACGGGGCGAAAGTGGTGGGATTTTTATCAATGGTCGCCGAACGGCACGATGCTGGAACGTGTAGAGGTTGATGAGATGTGGCAGGCGTTTTCGCTGCCAAACTTGCGCCAGTTTCATGCAGAATACGTTGACGAGCGCAAGACGCCAGACGTTCACCTCGAGCCAAAGCGCCCGATCATCGACACGCCAGAGGCGCACCGCATCATCGCGGAATACGACCAGATCTGCGAGGCGCTGGATCGGGCCGAGGAGCGCAAGAAGGAATTGATCGCCGACATGGTGAAGATCGCGGGCGCCAAGAACGTGGTTTTCGCCGGGCGCAAGCTGACCAAAACTGAAAAGGCGGGCGCGATTGCCTATGCCAAGGCGGTCAAGGCGCTGCTGCCCGATGCCGATCTTGAGCCGTATCGCGGCAAGCCGTCAAGCTATTGGGGGGTCAAATGACCCTCCGCCCATATCAGGCTGACGCGGCCCAGGCTGCACTGGATTGGATGAAGCGCAGCACATCGCCGTTCATCATCGATGCCGCCACGGGCGCGGGCAAGTCACACATCATTGCGGAGATTGCGGCGGTCATTCACCGCATGACAGGCAAGCGCGTGCTGTGCCTCGCGCCGAGCGCCGAGTTGGTCACGCAGAACCGCGACAAGTTTCTGGCGACGGGAAAACGCGCCAGCATGTTCTCAGCATCGGCGGGCGCAAAGGAACTACGTCACCCGGTAGTGTTTGGATCACCGTTGACCGTGAAAAATCGCGTCAGCCGGTTTAAGGACCACTATGCGCTGGTGATCCTGGACGAGGCGCACGGGATCACGCCAACGGTGCGCGAGATCATCGAGGCAATGCGGGACGGCAACCCGAACCTGCGCGTCTGCGGGCTGACGGCAACGCCTTACCGTTTAGGGTCAGGATGGATCTTCCGAGAGCATGAAAGCGGCAGAATTAACGGAGAAGATAACGCCCGTGATCCATACTTCGCCAAGTGCGTCTATAAAATAGACGCGCGGTCTCTGATTGAGATGGGGTTCCTGACGCCGCCGGTGATCGGCCAAATCAATGCCAGCGGATATGACACCAGCGGGCTGGCGCTGAACAGCCGGGGCCAGTTTGACGCGGACGCCGTGGATCGCGCCTATCACGGCCACGGGCGCAAGACGGCGGCCATCGTGGGCGATGTCGTGGCGCAGGCGCAGGATCGCCGGGGCGTTATGTTCTTTGCGGCAACTGTGAAGCACGCGCATGAAATCATGGCCAGCCTTCCGCCGGAAATGTCCGAGATCGTCACGGGCGAAACGCCGAAGGGCAAGCGCGACGACATCCTGCGACGGTTTAAGGCGCAGCAGATCAAATATCTGGTCAACGTCTCGGTCCTGACCACTGGCTTCGATGCCAGCCACGTCGATCTGATCGCCATCCTTCGCAAGACAGAAAGCGTTGGCCTGCTGCAACAGATCATTGGGCGCGGGCTTCGCTTGCATCACGGCAAGACCGACTGCTTGGTTCTGGACTACACCACGAACCTTGACGACCACTGCCCGGATGGCGATCTGTTCGCGCCGGTGGTGAAGGCTGGAAAAGCTGCTGCCGGCGGTGGCGGGCTGACCTGCGTCTGCCCATCGTGCCAATACGAAAACAGCTTCAGCGCCAACGTGCAATATCTGGGATACCAGAAAGACGAGGCTGGTTATGTTCTGGATCTGGACGGGCGACAGATCATGTCCGACTTCGGCCCGATCTCAGGCCACCACGGGCGGCGCTGCATGGGGCTTGTGCAGGCTGGCAAGCGCGGAGAATACGAGCGTTGCGGTTATCGCTGGACCTACAAGGAATGCCCGCATTGTGCGGCAGACAACGACATCGCGGCCCGGTATTGCGTGACATGCAAGGGCGAGATTGTTGACCCCAACGAAAAGCTGGTGGCCGATTTCAAGGCGCTGAAGAAAGACCCAACGCGCACGCAGACGGACAAGGTTG